TTGCTGTTGTTGAGTTAATCTAGGTTCTGCTTGTGGAGCTAATCCTATTTGGCGTAAACCAAATTGCGTCAAGCCAGCAACAGGAGCAGCAACGCCAGCCTTAGTGACCATTTCCTCAGTAGTTTGGCTAGGAGTAGTCAAAGAATAAAGCGAACCGCCAGCAGCAGCTTGAGGAACTGTTCTAGGAAGAAATGCACCAGCAGCAGTAGGTAAATTCCCTGCTTTTAGCAAACCACCACCAACCAATGACGAAAGAATATCAGTTCCAGTAGAGCCAATAATCTCAGCACCGCCTGTAGGAGTAGTCTGACCATAAGTAGGAGACATTACAGAACGCTCCATACCTACTTGACGTTCGTATTCTGCAAGTCTCTCAGGGCTTACTGTGCCCAATGCACTACCTAACCTTAAACCAACGCCTTTAACGCCTTCAGCAGCCTGTGATATGCGTTTCTGAGCACCTGAAATTACACCACCTTCTTGTGGCTGTTGTGACTGTTGTATTTTAGAGATTTCAGCCGCAAGTAATCGTGCGCTAGTAACATCACCAGCTTTATCAGCATTAATTAACGCTTGCTCTAAGTCTTTAATACTTACTGACATAATTACCTCGGCTTATGCTTATCAAATGCTCTTTGACCATCAGGAGTTAATCCACCAACAGGAGGTCTATTTGGTTGAAGTCTTTGTAAATCTTCAGGAGTAAATACTGTAATAAGACCAGAGCTTTGCAATTCTTGCTGGAATCTTTTTACGCTATAAGTTCCATTTTCAATAAGTTGAGCACGAATATCAGCAGCAGCAGCAGAACGAGCAGCCAATTTATCAGCATAAACAGCAATTAATTCACGACCTTCAGCAGTATTAAACAAAGAAGGTATTGCACTCATAAATATGCTCAAATCCTTATCGGACGTAGCTCCAGACCCTTCAACTCTAAGCGTAGGAGCAAGTTTAGCTCTAATAGCTTCTGCTACTTGTTTTGCAGTTGCTAATTGCTCAAGTTTTGTCCCCGGCAAATAAGCACCAACAGAACCAGCTAAATCTTGTAATGCACCGCCACGATAAGGCTTTAAAACATCAACAATTGCTCTAACATCAGATGCCGCATTTAACGCATTAATAGCGTTTTCTTCTGCTTTAGATTGACTCTTAGCTCGTTCACCTGCAAGAACTTTATCACCAACATTAATTTGTGCAGCACCAGAACGACGAGCCTCTTTATCACGTTGCAATAAAACAGCATTAAGCTGCTTCATTTGCTTTGCGTCAAGTTTATGCAATGGAGTTTGTGGATAAATTTCAGCAGCAGTACGGCGTACTTCATTAGTTCTGTCATCTAATTTTTGTTGATATTCAGTAGCTTTATCTGCAATTTGTTGCATGCCAACACGAACATCATTGCCACTTACTATTCCTTTTTTAACTAATTTATCTAAGTTATCAACTTGTCCTCTAAAATTTTCAGGCAATGAATTTTTAAACTCAGATAAATCAATTTCAGATACAGCAAGTTCTTGAATCTGAGTATTAAGGCTCTTAATCTGCTCAAGATTATTTTTTATTTCCTTGTTAGAGGCTTCAGTGCCGAACCTAGAAAGAATAGAATTTACTTTAAATAAAGCATCTCTATTATCTATTAACATTTTTCGTTGCGAATTAACTTGTGGGGCAGGTTGATCCACAGGAACAGGACGTGTAGGAATAGCTGGAAGTGGAGCTTGTTCTAACTTTGCAATATCAGCTTGAACCCCCTGAACAGGGAGAGGATAAAGTTCAGCACCAGAAGGCTGAGTAGTTCCAGCTTGTTGATCGCCTCCTTCTCTTGGAATAACACTAGCTGCAACATTAACAGGTTGACCATAAATATCTTTATTTGCTACATCAGAAACACCTAAAGATTTAAGATATTCTTGTTCTCTAACTGCGTTTTGTTGCCGGATTAAATTTGTTTCTTGTTCAACCGAAGCTAATTGATTTTGATAATCTATGTCTGCTTGAGTCCTAACAGGAGCAGCAACTGGTTGAGCAGGTTGTTTATCAAAAGCCTGTTTATAAGCCTCTGCAATAGGACGTTGTTGCTCTAACTGACTAACCATCTCAACAAATTTAGCTGGGTCAATACGAGCCAATGGAGCTAAATCAGGGTAGCGAATAGCCATATCAGCAAATGCTTTTTGCTTGTCCTTATTAGCTTGCAATTGTTGAACAGTAGAGAAACCCTGTAAGCCTTGCTGATAGCCTTGACCAGCAGCACCGTAACCAGCACCTAATGCGCTAAGAATATTTTGAGCCGCAGAACGTCTAGGACCGCCTCTACCCATGCCTTGAGACAATGCAGCAGCAGCACCTAACAATCCAGCAATGTTAGATTGTCTAGTTAATGCTCTAGATTGATCCGCACCTAATAAACCTTCATACATTGGATTACCTTGTCCAAATATGTTAGGCATACTTGTAGGAATATATTTACTTATGCTACTCATGCTAGGGATGTAATCAGTCAAGCTCTTTTGAGCAGGAGCATTGCCATAATAGAATTCATTTCTTTCTTCAGGAGTTAAAGCCATATTTCACCTATAGCAAAGAAATTGGTTGTTGAACATACTGACCTTGTGGATTCAGTAGGCTCTGATAATCTACTTGATTAATAGGACCACGCTGAATCTGACCTGCTGGAGCGTATGGCATAGGCTGGTCTGGCTGCATCAAACTACTAGCAGTCTGCAAACCTAATTGCGTAGTAATAGGGTTTTGATTTGCAAATGTATTAGCACCACTAAAAACATCTTTAACACCCATTGCACCACCAGTAAGTTGCTGCATAAAGGTAGGAGAAGTTGCTGCTCCAACACTTCCATATCCGCCACCAGTAAATCCACCACCAACTCCAGAACCAGTAGCACCACCAAATCCACCAGCAAACCCGCCACCAATACCACCAGTAGCGCCACCAATTAATGCACCTTTAAGTGGGTCTTGACCTTTAAGTGCAGCACCGCCACCACCTAAAGCAGCACCGATCATTATTCCTGTAGTAACTGGCTCACCCATTATTTGCCTCCTGTCGGCGTAGCAGTCTGCGTAGTCTGACTTCCTTGAGGAACATTAGAAAACAGATTCGCATAATTGCTTAGTTTCATTTGTGGCAAGTTCTGCTCGTAGTTAAAGCGATTCATATCAGCTTGCAATTTAGATAAATCGTAGCTTTCACCAGCCTGACCAACTTTCAATAACTGATTAATATCAAAGTAATCAGCATTAGCCATTCCGGGGGCAGCATTAACCGCAGCCATTTGGCGAGCACGTTCAGCCTCAGCAGAACCATAAGCCAACTGACCGCCTTGTTCCGCTAGAGCACGAGCAAAGATGTCCTGAGCCTGACCTGCTTGTTGACCCATAGCACTAGAGCCATAACGACCAGCAGAGGAAGCCTGAGACTGTAAACCTTGAATGTTTCGGTTGTACTGCTCACCAGCTAATCGATTAGTCTGCTCTAAAGCACCCGCTAGGAATGGATTAACGCCCTTTCCTGCGATTGTATCTAGTGTCTCTTGTTGTGCAGCCTTAATGAGTGGAGAACCGCCTAGAGCACGTTCCCTAGCCATTTGAAGCGATTGTTGAGTAGCCTCTGAAGGAGAGACATAGTTCTGCCCTTCAAAGAATTTAGGACCAGCACCTTGATAAAGTCGCTGACCTTCTTTTAAGGCAAATTCAACATACGGAGCTATACGAGGATCAATACTCGTCGTTGTTTTGCTTTCTTGACTACCGCCGCCACCACCCATAATTACACCTCACAAATCCATTGTTTCGGACGGAATCCATAACTAGCCGCCCTTTTAGCCCAACCTCGCCTATGGCTAGAAAATGTTATGTATTTGACGTTAGCTTCAGCAGCCATGCCCTTTATGTATTTTAAGGCATTTTCGACAACATCATAACTATTTTCTAACGAATAAGCAGCCCATAAATGCATTGTTTCGCCTTGTGGCTGTAAAACAAAGAATCCAGCGTAATGGTTGTTCTCTATCAGCACAAATAACAGACTCTTTTGATTGAAACAGTCCGTATATACATCTTCAACTATCCAGTTTTCTGGACTCCTACTTTTAATCTTCTCTAAGCCTAACTTAACGCTAGACCACCATTGTCTTAGTTCCTGTGGAGCAATATATCGATACTCCATTAGCCCACCACAATATACCCATACGTTTTATCTGCCGTACTATTAGCCCAATGATTCAAAGTAGCACTTCCTTGCGTTCTATTAGATACATATATATTAGATGAAGCATTAGGAGAAACATAATTTACCGTAGTAATAACGCTAGGTACTGACGGTCTAGTCGGGCTAGTTCCTGCCGCAAATGTTTCAATCGTTACGCCAGTATCAGAAACTCGCCACATTATCTCAAGATAGTCACCTGCCGCTAATTCAATAAAGTAATTTAATGCAGCGATAATATGACTTGGGTCGCCCGAACTATGTCGTGCCGGAATACCAAACCGACTATTAGAAGCCGTTATATTCGTTCCATTCTTTCTAAACCATACATCTGCATCTTGGCTGCTATTTGTCGTATTCTTAAACTGAATAGAAAATTGCAAGTTGTAAACACCTGCATTTCTGACATTCATCCTAGAGCTATTCGATAGATATACCCCATTGGAGTAGTCAGTTGTATTTAATGTAATAGCATATGCAGTCGTAGTATTAGCAGCAGTCTGGTTCGTAGAGTCCTGAAACGCTCCGTATGGCATCGCATCAGTAAATGCAGCCGCAGATACAGGAGTAAAGAATAAAAGGCTCTCTTTGCCTATACGATCGTCAAATAGCGTAGTGGTAGTAGTATTACCTGTCGCTAAAGTAACCGTACCAGTATTGTTCGTCTTACCGTCCATAATTCCACGGACAACCTCACTAACAGAGCGTTCATCAGCACCGAATACAGGTAGAGTACGAAACTGTACTGATCTAGTCATCGATTGCCCTGCTGAGTAATTTCAATCTCACATCCGACAATAGTTTCCCAATTGGCATTGGTCGGAGTTACCTTAATACGATGGTAATTACCGTTAGCTCTCAATGGCACTCGGTTGTCTGAGTCTGGTGTAGCTGTTGTTCCGAATTCGACGCTATCTGACAATAGTTTTCTACTTGCGACTGCGACTGACGCGATTCCATTATCGATAATAGGTTTTGCCAATGTGATAATAGAACGTCCAATGTCAATGTCTCCAGAAGTAATGTATGCAGCTTGCAATGCACCAGAGAAAACTACAATCTTCTGATTTCTAACGCCAACGAATATAAGCTGACCACCAGCCCAAGTACGTGAATCTAACGGTATTTGCTCTGCCGTGTTATCGATACTTGGTAATGTGATTGTGCAATTTGATGTGGTAATAGTCGCACCAGTTGCTGCTGTAAATGTAAATGTATTTGCACCAGTTCTTGTTACTGCAAATACTCCATCTACTCCAGCACCAGATGTAGCGTCAAAAGATACATAAGCACCTGTCTCTAATCCATGATCCGTTACAGTAACAGTAACGGTAGTGCTACTTTGTGTATACGTACCAGTTTTCTGGTTTGTAGTATCAAAATAGTAAATATCTAACTGTTCAAGTGTGGCACTAGGTGTCAGACCATACGCTAAGAAGTTCACGTCAGTTAAACCGTATGACCACTTATCTAAATCGATAGAGTAATACAGCAAGAATCTGCGACCGAAGTTATTCTTAAAGTTCCAGATAACTAACTTACGTACTGGATCAATGGTTGCGCTCATACCAGTCTGAATTTCGCTCAAACTGACATTATCAAAGAACCAACGGTTAACCTTTTCTAGTCCGATATTCTTAACAGACTTGCCATCGCACATGTAAAAGCCATCATCAGCTAGAAAGTACGTTAAATTCCCAAACTGAGCGATAGAACCGTTAGACATACAGCCTAAAGTCCTAGAAATAGCGTCAAATTGGAAGAAAAACGGACTACCTGCATACGACATACGATAAATAGCACGTTCTAAGAAGATTAGACCGTATTCACCACCCGCTAGACCTGTAATGTCACCGCCATCAGGTACTATTTGTGAGTCAGACTGAGAAGCAGCACCCGGAGTCCAGTCAGTTTCGTCATTAATATCTGACCAGTAGACCTTATTTTCCTCACCACCTACGTTAGCCGCTACAACAAAGTCTCTTACTACCGTTACAAATTTAGCAGCAGGAGCAGCAGCAGCCAAGTCAGCAAAATAAGTCGATGATCCTAGATCATAAGCCTGTAATTGGTCTGCACCATTGGCTAGAATCATCTTAGAGCCAAACTGAGTAATATCCCATGACTCAACAGTAGAATATCCAGTAGTGGTTAAGGCATCTAAGCCAGTATTACTAGGGTTAAACTTGTAAATCTGTGTCGCACCAGCAGCAAATAGCGTAGACGCACCAGCAAACTTACCAGCAAATGCGACTAATAAGTTCTGACCTGCATTAGACGAGTAATCTACAGCTTCACGTAACGGAGCATATCCGTTAGTAACAGGATAACAATTAAAGGCATCAGTTACAGCACCAGTAACACCCGGCTGATCTGGCAACCACTCACCGAAGATAATCTTTTGCTTTGCCATTACTGTTTAGCCCAAGTAGTTGATTCTGGAGTTACTACAGTCCATTGATAACCAATAACATCACCAATAGCACCCACATTGGCATTGCCTGTAATAGCAGCACGACTAGAAAATACTGAGCTACCATTTGCCGTAACTGTAGCTAGACCATTAATACTAGCCTTGCCAACAGCTACAAATGTACCGTTAGCCGTTACCGTAGCTAAACCAGTTATGCTTGCTTTTACTCCTTCAACTTCAGTTGCATTAGCCGTTACTGTAGCCGTACCTGTAATGCTTGCAACACCTTGTTTTATAGCTTGTCCAGCCGCTAGTACCGTAACATTACCGATAATGGACGCACTAATACCTTCGTTCTCACAGTAGCCAGAATCCCAATAGCCAGCGACAACGTATAGATCAGGAGAGCTTAGGTCATCTTCACCGTAGCCCTGAATCCAGTAATCAAAATCGACATAATTGTTAGCCATTACAACTCACTAATCTGCTCTGACGTTAATGTTTGAACATCCGATGAACTAATCGTTGTTAATTGTACCGATTCCAGAGCATCAATCTGAGTTATCTCTTGCACTGTGTACTCAACCCATTGCTCTTGCGATTGACTCCACGACCAATTACCCTCTGGCTTAAAGTCACGAATAACCCAACCCCCTTCAGGGCACTTAGAAGCATCATCCACGTTCTATCCCATATCACAAAATGCCAACGTCAACATCAATTCATTCCATTTGTACAACTACATCACAACATTTATTGTGTAAGCAATGGATATTGTTTTAAAAATTCATTTGCTTGTGCTTCGGTAATTTCTTGAGGAGCAATATCATCAATGCCATCACCATCTCTAACTGCATGAATACAAGCAAGCAAAGTTCCAGCTTCCAAAGCGGTAAATTTGTGAGAAATGTTTTTTGGAGTAACAATCAAAAAAGGAGCTTTATATTCATTTACTCCTTTATCATGTTCCATTCTTACAGAACCGGAAGCAAGCAAAGTAATGTGATCAAAAGCATGAGCGTGTCCTTGATTGCTATCTCCAGCCCTTGTAAACATAAACATTTTGACAAATACATTGTCAACAATTTTTATATCATCTGCTATTTCAGACACGCGCAACTCCTATTTCTATAGCTTTAAACTCCGGGTCATACCAAACACATTTTTCTTCATCAAATACCCAATAATCTCCATTTGGTTTTGGTGGAATAAAAGCGTCACGTTGTTCATCGTATTTATAACCAATGCCAGCGTAATTTTTTCTTTTATTTCCGTTATAGCTTGTTTGCTTCCAGTTAGTGTAACCACCAGACCAATTAATTAAAAATTGGATTCCTTTTTCTTCACTTTCGTTTCCATTTTCATCTAACAATTCATTGTTATGGACAGCGTTAACTTCAATAACAATATTGTTTTCGTCAAGTTTTGCAAAGTGCGCCATGCTTTACCTCAGAATGTAATTGAGCCGTTGCCTGTCCATTTGTAAATTCTATAACCGCCAGATGTTGTGATTGTCGGAGAGCCTGTTGTAGATGTGGCTGCTGCGTATGAATCAGCATAACGAACAATAATCACACCGTCACCTCCAGTTCCTCCTGTACCTCCAGAACCTGCACCACCACCACCACTACCTGTATTAACCGATCCATTTCCACCATTAGCATTAGCTAATCCACCATTTCCACCAATTGATGAACCGCCAGTTCCTACAGTACCTCCGCTAGTAAATCTAATGCCTCCGCCACCGCCACCAGCGTATGTGACTGCGCTTCCTGAATAACTGCTACTTTTTCCATCGCCGCCGTTTCCACCAACACCATTACTAGCAGTGCTAGTTCCGTTTGAGCCAACTCCATTAGCTCCACCACCGCCACCGCCAGCTTCGTGATACGCACCTTGTGAATTACCGCCAGCAAAACCCTCTACTGGACTATAACTGCCAGCATTGCCGC